GATAAAAGTCTTGGCTTGATCCCTGTTAGTAAGACCTGCTGCTTTCATGTTCTTAGTATGAATGTCACCACTCAGTATCTCGTTGGTGTACTCCTCGTCACGCATGTAGTGTGCAAGCATACGCAACTCAAGACCACTAGCATCTATACCTACCAGTACATTACCATCCTCTACTGTCCAACACTCACGACACTCCTTACCAAACGGATTACCAACACGAGGAACCTGTGCAAGATTAGGTTTAGAATGAGTCATCCTACCTGTCACCGCTCCGTTGGTGATGATCTTACAGTGAACCCTGTCGGAGTTATCAGTATGGTCAATCCATGATTCAACTTGAGCCACCCGTTTCTGACTGAGTAAGTATTCTGCAATGAGTTTAGCTTCAGGTAAGTCAATAGTTTGTAATACTTTCTCATCTACAATCACCGATCCTTTCTCTGTGTGTTTAGTCGGCTTCCAACCCATGACCATCAGACGTTCTGCTATCTGCTTGCGTGAACCTGGGTTAAAAACTTCTACTTTATCTTTAAGACGTTTACCAGTCTTCTCACTAAAACGTACAGTTACAATAGGTTTGAAAACTTCTTGTAGTTCTTCCTCAATTTCTGCCAGTCTCTTCCTCCAGTCAACAAGAAGGAAGATTGCTTTCTTAACATCAAGCTTGAATCCGTTTTCTTCCTGTTGCTTAACTTGAATAGCCGCTTTATGTTCGATAGAAACTGAGTCACCCCAATCCAATAGATCATTGCTAAGACGCTTATATAATGCTTCGGTAACGGAAACATCTTGTTTACAATAGCTGACCATCTCTTCTGTAAGACCACCATCAAAGTCTTTAAAATCATCTTTATAGTTTCCCAGTCGTTGACCCCAAGCTCTTAATGAATGACCATTTTCGAGTATTGGATTTAATAATCTTGACATTACGAGTGTATCTTTTAACTGGTGTATGTCGATATTCAAAGTCCACTGCTTCTTCAATACTGGAGCATCGAAGCCTACGATGTTGTGACCAATCAAGATACTTTCTTCTGCCAGATAACTTTGTAATTTTTCTGCTTCCGTCCATACATTAACCTCCTTAGTCTCTAAGTCTTTAGTAACAGCGCACCAAATATGAGTAGCTGTACTATTAGTTTCAACATCAATAATTATTTCTCTCATAATTCATCCTCATCGTGGCGTTGCACCATTCTACCATATTCTAAGTCATACAGCAACCGCCCAGCAGGTCCGGTAAGTCCAGAAAACCTGTTCTTTAGTATTCGGACATGGGTAGTGTGACGTTCCATAGGGTCTGCGTGCTGACCGTTACGTTCAAGTCCTATTACAATATCACTCAACTGAGCAATAGAACCAGAGCCGCGCAATTGTGACAAAGATGTGGCAGTACCTTCCTCATGACCTTTACCTTCAGGACGTTTAAGATGAGAAACAATGAACAAACAAATACCAGTTTCTTGGCAAAGCATTCTAAGCCTAGTCATTATCTCATCTATTGCTTTACGTTCGTCTCCTTCACCTTGTGCTGAAATTACTATACTTATGTGATCTAAAAACACATAACGAGTCTTCAAGGCTTTAGCCATATATTTCACACGACTCAAAATATTATCAGTACTAGTAGAACCAAAGTGATCAAAAAGAAACAACCTGCCTGTTCCTAATGTAGCATCGAAGGATTCACGTAACAACTCAGGATCACACTCAACATCAGGTAAGTGTAAAGGTTTGTTAGCATGTAACGACATTAAAGACCTAGCTGTTTTCTTAGTTGACTCTTCCAGGAACATTAAGCCTATGTTGTCTTCAGTATTGTTTAACACATGATAAACTATCTCTCTAACAAACTGAGATTTACCTAGACCTGAACCAGCAGTAATTGTAACTAACTCGCTATCTCTGACACCGTAAGTTAGTTTATTAATACCAGCAAAAGGATAATCAACTAGACTTTTCTCTATCGGTTTAGATACCTCATCCCAGAGAGAGGAACCATCAACAATACCATCTGGGACAAAACGCTCTGCCGCCCACCAATACTCAAGAAACTTTTTCTCTTGTTGCTGTGCAAGAAAGTCACAAGCGTCTTTCATGTTGTCAGGGAACTTAACGATCTTAACCTTAGCACCGAACAACTCAGCTAACTGTTTAGCTGCTGCTTTACCTTGATCATCGTTGTCCATACAAACGACAATGTTCTCAAAGCTATCAAGCCACTCATAATGAGTCTGAGCGTCTGTAATTGCACTAGCCGCGCCATTACGAATAGAGACACACGCATATTTACTACCCATCATTTGATAGGCTGCTAAGCAATCACCCTCGCCCTCTACCAAAGTCACAAAGCGTGACGATCCCTTAGAAAAAAGATTCTGACCAAATAACCTAGCTTCTTTCCAGTTACCTGTGATGGAAAATCTCTTTTCTTTCACCCCACGTTTCTTGTAAGCAACAACCTTATCATCAGCATTTGTGTATGGAAACCAGTACTCATTACCGTCAGAAACAACACCAAAAGTTTCACAAGTTGCTCTTGATATACCTCTTTCAGTTATGGAACGAGCCATAGCATCCTCTCCAGGAGGCTTAAAAGACGCTGTGCTGGCTTTCTTTTGAATATTTGATACATTACTCATGTTTACCTTTCCGTCCTTGTGGTGAGCCTCTGAGTGGCTTTCCTTACAGACATAGCACAACCAACCCCAATCGTAGTACGTCCTACCATCTGACGATCCACAAGAACACGGTTGATGCGCTTTTAATTGTGTACCCATTGACAAATCCTTATAAAAGTAATACCCTAACTAATTAGTTCTTATAAGATCTTATTAGAACTTATAACCATATAATAATAAATAACTAATTAATACTATTAAGAGTAACTTCTTCTTTCTGTTTTATCTTATCCACACACTTCATGACTAACTCAGGTGAATAGATATCCATCAATTCAATGAAGTCATAAATAACAGAGAAAAAATGAGCTTCTTCCTCGGTATCTGCAAAGAACTGACCATCGTCATGTCCATCTCTATCATAATATTCGTCATCCATTATTCAAACTCCTCTTTAAAATCATTTGTAAAAGTTAAACTACCAAAGTCAAGCTCTTCGACACCGTAATACATCTCGTCTGAAGCATGTTTTAAATCTAAACGATCAATTACTGTTATATCGTCTTCGACATCGTATAAGCATCTGGAGCAGATGTCAAGAAATTCATTTGTTCTTCCTGATCTTCTTGTTGATTCAAATTCTGTAAGTAACGAGTCGCATGAAATACATCGCATGATTCTAATCCTTTTTCATTAATCAAATGGTTTTTAATGATCTTAAATACATCAGTATGTTCTATCTCAAACATTTATCCTTCTCCTATTTCGTAATTAAAAGTAAGTGCTTTCCAAGAGTGTGGATAAAGTTTAGCACACTCTTTATCTATTTGTACAGCTATTTCTTTAGTTTCTTTCTGTGAATCCCCAGACATTCTTAAATTACATACTCTTGAAAAAGAGAATAAACTACCAGACCAAAACCACTCGGTCATCATTGACTGCGGTAGAACAGTCCTGGCTTGTTCCTCACATATACCTATCTTTAACATGTCTTGATATGCTGCGAGACAAGAGCGGTGTATCCTGTTCTGAATGTCCTTAGCTTCTTGGTTAAACGGTGATAGACTACCAGACCCTTGCTTCTTATCTGCTGTAACGGCTCTAAAGCCCTCCTGAGCCGTCCAGAACTCTGGGTCATAGTTGACATACCTTCTACTTATTTCATTCCAGCACAGACCCACCTGATGCTTCCCAAGCTGTCTTGCAACAAAGATAGGAGCTTTGATTCTAAATTGCACAAAACAGTGAGCAAATGGTGACCAGTGGTGATGCTTTGCCAGGTACTTTATTAAGCTATAATCTCCCTTCTCTACTTTCATATGTTGTTTATTAAAACTTACCCTAGCCGCATTAACTACAGTTAGGTCAGATCCCATATGATCTAGTAACTCAACAACCATTGTAAAACTCCTCTGAATCAATATATCCCTCTATGTATTCCTTAATCAATTCTACCTCAGACAATGTATGGATTACTCCGTCTTCTATCATGCGAGGGTTAAGTTTACGGTTAAAGAAAGAGTCTTCTTGACCACACTGAAATGGTGACATATCTTTCATTAGTATAACCTTTCTACATCTGCAGTTGCGTCTGCGTGTTTGTGATCTAACATCCAGTCGTTCATGGCTTCTTCTGCTGCTTCATAAGTATCCCAACCAGACTCTATACTGCCATCGATAGTGAAAAACCATTTACTTTCTTTCTTAACTTGTTCAATCTGATCACGATAATCATCAGCATTGATAGGATCGTTGATCACCCAGGCTTCCAACTCTTCGATTTCTTTTGTTGCATCTAAATATAACATTTTTTCTCCTTGTTTGTTAACCAGCACGTGTATTACATCAAAAATAAACAATCATGTCAACCCCCCCTAAACTTTTTATTTCAAAAACAAATTCTACCACTATATCTCATACACTTATTTTTAATCGTACCCATTACCCAGAAACATACACTAAACTTACACTTAACACTTGACAAAACTATTCCAGGTTTTTGAGGGTCGCGTGAGCGCAGAGCAATTCAAAAAAATTTACGGGTAAAAACGGTTTTCAAAATCCAAACCTCTTTTTCAGAAAAATTACACAAAACCACAAAATCAAAAATGTGAATAAGTCTGTGGATAACTTTATGCACCAAAATAGTGCATCTAAATGCAAATGAGAATTATTCTCGTTTAGTATGCACCAATATAGTGCGCTATCACGAGTTGAGATAAAACGATTTTAAGAGCTTCTAAGCGACTTAAAATTTAACCGTAGTACTACCCCTTATAAACAATTTAAACGGCTTAGAACGGCTTAAAATGCGTTTAAATTTTGGTTTTATGATTGTTTTAGTATGTTCTTTTAGTGTTACGGTTTTATGACAAACAAAAAAATACCCGCCTAAGCGGGTAAAAGGTTTACTTCTTTTTTCATTAATCGCCAATAATTGGGCGGCTTGTCTTTTAGATATTTTTTGATGAAGTCTTGCGCGGCTTGTTCGTTTTCAAATTTAACCGCGCTTAGGTAATTGCCGCGACTTCCTAAAACCTGAATGACATATTCAAAACGCATACAGCCCCCAAAGCATATAAACGAGAATACCTACATGGACAAGGCTCAAAAAAACTAACAATAAAATTATCCCACGCATGATTAAACCTTTCCTTTATTAGCTTCAAAAATGGCTTTTGCGAATCCTCTAGCGGTTGCGCTTCTGATATTTTTGGTCTTGAGTGATTTACCACCTAATAACCTATGTTGTCGGCTTTGTCCGAATGTCTCACACTCTACAGGCTTTTTTTCAGGCATAA